GGCCGGGCCGCCTGTCTCGGGCGTGTAGGTCACGGTTCCCGCGAAGGTCGTGCCGCGCTTGAAGGTGACTGAGGTCGAGCAGGTCATCGGGTCTTAATGTTGCTGGGATTGGAAGGGGGTCAGACCATGATGCTTTGGGTCGGGTTAATGCCTCCAGACCACTTCGTAGAGTCGCTGTAGTTTCCTTCCCAGTCGGACTGATTGTCGGAATAGTCCGGGGTCGTCCACCATGAGGGTGGCGTAAAATCATCGTTGTTTTCCCAGCGATAAGGTCCGACATAGAAAATGTTGAACGGAATGGTGATTGGGCCGACTAGGTGCTGGGTGACCACCCATTGGCTGATCGTGCTGTTCCAGGAAATGGTGGCGACGCGGACGCGCTGGCAGTTGTAGTTCTTCAGCTTGTTGATTTGGCTGATCTCTAGGTTTCCGTCGACCTCATAAGGAGCGTCTGGGATGTCGATGGTCACGGCCTTAATCTCGAAGGCGTTGACCCATTCCTGACGGTCGCAGCCATCCTCGCCAAGCCAAGGGGTCGTCTTCGTGTAGGCATCGTTATCCAGTTCCATCAAGGCCGCATAAGGTACTCCGGCAGAGAGGACTCCGCTGTAGACGTTATAGTGGTTAAGGATGACGCTGAAGACGTAGACCTTGGTCGTGGAAGGCGAGGTCGGAGGAACCAGCGTGAAGGTGGCGCCTTCGTCGATGAGGTCGGTGTTTACGGTCGTCGAAGCCGTCTTTGAGCCCGTGGGATAGACGGCCATGCCGACGATGTTGTATTCGCGGAGGCAACTAATCAGGGAACTGTTGGCGCTACGGCAGATGACCCGCATCCGCGAGAAGATTGCTTTGTTGTCCGTGATCACAACGGTCTCACCTCCACCGCCCGGGACATTGTTTGTCTGGACGATGTTAGCCAGCGGAGACCATACAGGGTTTACGTCGATGACGGTCCCGCCGCTGGACTGCTTGAAGGAATATCCGACGCCAGGCTGTAGGCTCATTAGACGTTGACGTAGACGAAGGCGTCCCAGCCAGCCTTGGAGAAGCGGATTTCGTACTGCACCTTGTATAGGGCGCCGTACTGCTCGACGTTCAGCTGCGATAGCAGGTTCTTATTGCCAACGCCGGATACGGTGCCGACAGGAGCCCAGTTAGGAAGAAGGTCGAAGGTGCCCCAGGAGGTCGTTGCCGTCGCCGTGTTGAGGTATCCAAGGAGAGACAGGACGGTAGCCTCTTCGGTGAAGTACATCACGCCCGAGTATGAAGTGGTCGTCGCGAGGTAGTTCGTCTTGCCGTAGAGGCTAGGATAACTTGGGTCGACAAAGCCGATGAAGCGTCCGCCGTTCTCGGACTCGAAACAGGCACCATTGACGCCCATATAGGACTTCTGCGGAGTATATGGCGGGGTCTTGGATTGGACCAGCGGTCCAGTAGCCGACTGCGTATATGGAGCAGGACCAGCGATGTCGCCGGCATATCCAGAGCCCGAAGGATTATTGAAGAAGGCGGGGTGCGAGGTGATGGGCTCGCTTGTCAGGCCGTTGGCTCCGGAGGTGTTCGGGTTGGTCATCAGGCCTCCGTTGATGGCCGTGTCGATGCCGACATAGTCCACGGTGATCGTGCAGATGTTGAGGGCGTCCCAGCTGATGCGCCACTTGTCTAGCTTGAGATAAGAATAGGCCGCGTCAGGATGGGCGGAACCCTTAACCAAGAACGCGTCGACGTCCGTAGTCGTGTCGCCCTTGAAGACCGAGGTGGAGGTGTTCAGACCGAAGCCGTCAGAGGTGACCGTCCAGCCGGGCTGGAGGACTGGGGTGACGAGGTCGTTGCCAGTTTCTACAATTGCCATAGATTAGATGCTTCCAGATCGCGAGGCCGCGTTGACTGGTTGGGGCTTGGTGAAGTCGGTCGGGACTCCGCCGCCCGGTTGCTTGTTGTTCAAGGACTCAAGGAGCGCCGTATGCTTCTTGGCTTCTTCGAGCTGAAGCGTCATGGCCTCCATCACGGGATTGGCGCCGACGCCGACAATGTTGCCGAAGCCTTCTGGTGATTTAAAGGAAGTCACAGCTTTTGCTTCAGCGATTGGCAAGGGATTTTTCTTCATATCCTCGGCGATCATGGCCTGAACTTTATCTTGGAATGACTTGTCCTTGGACATCATATCCAATGTTCTGGCTCGGTCCCAAACGGCGATAGTAGGTGTTCCTGCAGGCTCAGCCATTGGAGCAGGAATTAAAGCCTGCCCTCTTGGGTCATTTGCCAAGAAGTGACGCGTCACATCCTCACGGCTTGTCGCTGCTTCTTCTCTCTTTTCCTTATCTTTCTTATCAAGTTCGTATTTTTTAGTGTAATACTTCTCTTCTGCTGTCATTAAATCATTTGTATCATTGATTGCCGCTTGATAGGCGTCTTCGTGCTTCTTTTGGTTGTCTGCAATCAACTTACCGATGAAGGCGATGGCTGTCGTGACCAAGGCCATCGGTCCAAGGAAAGAAAGGAAGATGTCTTTAAATGAGGTGCTGAACTTTTTGCTTATATCTGCAAGCTGCTTATCAAAGCCAGTGACGGCGGCCTTGGCCTTTTCGGTGGCCTGCGGGACGTCCGAGGTCGTCTTGATGTTTACTTCGAGGGATTGGGCCATATCAGTCGGTCTTCACCTTTGCCGGATTGGAAGCGGCTAGGCGTTGGGACTCCATGAAGTCCTCTTCCTCTGGTGTCATTATCTTAACCTCTGCGCCCTTGCGGATTGCCAGGGCTGCGTTCAGCCAGATGGCTTGGCACTCGGGCATCTCCCACGCCCGCTTTTCTTCGATGCCTGACGCAATCAGGTTTGCGATAACTGCCAAAGGCCAAGGGACGCCGTTTCCGTTTCCGCCTTTGCTGTTGTCCTGTTCCCAGAACTTAGGCCAATCGGCAATAAGGATATAGCCGGCAAAGGCTTTGAGCATCTGTTCGAACTTCTTGGGATGGTTGTTGAGATGGGCGATGCGGTACCTATCGAACAGGCCTAAGTCGCCCAAGGGCTCCTCGGCGCATACCTTACAGGCAAAGATTAGGTCGGATGGGCTTACGTCTCGGTTGCCCATGATCAGGGGCGAGTTGAAGGCCATCAGCCGGACGCGGTACTTTAGGCACCACGGATAAAGCGAACGACCCAGCAATTTGAATGGAGCCGGGTCGATGTAGGCGTTCAGAAAAGCAGGGTTCACGCCTGGACTATGCCCCTTGCGGGGTCTGGGTCAATCAGGGCGTGATGCCTTCGTAGTCTACCGCCGTGACGGTGACGGAAGTGAAGTCCTTATTGGACCCCTTCTGGGAAACCCCCGTGATGGTACCGCGGTAGGAGGTGGACTTCGTGCCGCTCGGGTAGGCCGTATCGGCGTTGATGGTGAAGTCGATGGCGTCGCCGATGGTAGGCATCGAGGAGGTCTTGCAGATGCCGTCGATGGTCAGCTCCGTCTTGCGGTCGTCGTAGCGGGCGGTCTTCGTCAGGCCGTTCTCGTCAGCCACGGTGCCCGAGAGGTTGAAGGTCGCGTTGACCGTGTAGGACTGCACGAAAAGGTTGGTGACGGTCCCGCCAATACCGAAGAGGCAGGTGGTTCCAGTAGAGACGGCGGCCATATTACTTTTGCGGGGGTTGGAAACCTTACGAGTTCAGGACCGTCCAGACGCTAAACGAGAAGGAAGTCGCCCAGGAGCGTTCGTCGATGCCCTCGTCCTCGGAGAGGATGCTAACGTCATAGCAGGCCGCGTCACCACCAGAGACGAAGGCGGCTTTGATGCTGGTCAAATCCCGCATATTGCCAACCAAGGCGGCGCAGCGGGCGCGGTGATCGGCGAGGGTCGTGTCGTCGGCGTTCGAAAACAGGGTGATGCGGACGGAGCAATCGTAGTTCCCCTCGCCCTCTTGGAGGCTGGCGGGAGGGCGGGCGGAGTCGCAGAGGACGACGGCCTTGGGAAGGGTCTGGGTCACGGCGCTGTCCCCGGTGAGGAAAGCGACCGAGGTCAGCCCGGTCTGGGTCGATAGGTAGCCCGCAAGGGTGGCCTCGACGATGTGGCGGATGGATTTGGTGCCCATTGTTATTTGTTATTAAACTTGTCGATGTCGGCTTGGATGAGTTTGCGGACATTGGCAGGCATCTGCTTGACGCGGTTGCCGTAGACAAGGCCGAGCGTATCGGCTTGGTCGGCGATGCCGTAGATGTTGCCCATAAGGTTGCGGATGGTGACGTCGGCTAGCTTGTCAGAGAAGCTTGAGGTGCTGTTCCCGGCAACGCTGCTATGCTTTGTGATCCATACGGCCTTGAGCAAATCGGCGCCGAAGTTCGCTTCGACCCCTTTGATTTTAGGCTTTGGTAGGGACATCAAGGACTTAGCCCAACCCGACTTGATGGCGCCGACGTGTTCTTGGCGCTGCTCGACGTATTGTGCCAAGTCGCCTTTTCGTTCAACGATACGCTTGGTAAAGGAAGTTATCCCGCTGACGTTACGGCCGTTCTTCCAGAGGCGCCCAAGGTTTCTGGTATAGATTGGGCGGTAGACCAAGTCCATGCCGTTGACGTTTTCGATGTAGCCACCAGATGAGCTCAAGTCATAGGCGGCGACCCTGGAGCCTACGCGGGCAAAGTAGTTCTTGGCTTTCTTGAAACCTGCTTCTGTACCGAAGCCCTTGTATTCGGGCGAAAGCATCCGGGCGATGAACTGTTTGGCGGAAAGGACGCTTGCTTGGCTTGAGGCAACTTTCCAGAACAGGCCAGAGTTATTGTTCAGGGCCAAGGAGCCAAGGCGCTTGATGACGCGGGTGGCTTGGATGTCAGCGGTCCCGCCTGTAAGCGGTGCAAAGACTTTATTGACGTCTCGCTCAACGGCCCGTTCCCCGGCCTTTTTGGCGTCTTTGGACAGACCATTGCCACCGTTCCTAGCCAGAGGTGGCGTGAACTTGGCTGCATCTTGACAAGCCAAGGCGGCCTGCTGGAGCGTAGCGTCCCGGATGGTCATCTTGTTGGCCGCCGCGAACTTGTTGATGGCGTCAACGAAGGCGGCCTTACTAGCCGGCGTTAGGGCGACCTTGACCACTACTGGTTGTCGTCGATGACGACGAGCGTGATCCAAGCCGAGGCGGGCTTGTAGGTCTGGGTGGTGATGCGGACCGTCTTCCCGCCGGCGACGATTTTCTTGCCTTGGCCTAGGGAGGCGATGGGGACGCCGCCCGAGAGTAGGGCCGCCGATGCCCCATTAGACCCGTCTGGGAGGCTCCAGGAGGCCGTTACAGCGGGCACCCTTACCGTGTACTGGGTCCGCTCGCAATACCCCCCTGCTTCAAGGACGGTCTGGACGGCTGGGTCGGAGATGAGGCATTGGAAGGTGATGGCCCCCGAGTTGGCGGAACCAGCCACGCCGAAGTCGGCAATCATCTCCTTGGCGTCGTCCAAGAACTCGGAATAGAGGCTCATCACCTTTGCCCGATTTGGTACAAAAACAAAAGACCCCCAAGGTTGCCCAAGGGGGTCTCGTCAAGCGGTCTAGCGACCGCGACCGTTTAGGCGGTCGTCAGGCGGCGGA